TGATGTAGTTTTAAAATCAATGTATAGATTTGAATCTGGACAAAACTATAACATATCTTTTGGAGAAAGAAAAAATAAAGAAGGAAAATTAGAATTTGCTTATCGTAAAGGAAAAGAAGATTTTAAACCACAACAAACAGCCGAAGAATTTTCGGGAAAACCATTAACTAAAATGACCGTTCAAGAAGTTATGAATTTTCAAGCTTCTAGGGAAAAAGTAAAACCTGGACAAAGTGCGGTTGGCGCTTATCAGTTTATGCCAGATACTTTACGTGGAGAAATTAATAAACTGAAAAAAACTATTCCAGATATATTGAATAGAGAATTCGATCAAAACATGCAAGATATTGTAGCACAGTCTTTAGCACGTAGTAAAATGGCAGAACTGGAAAGATTAAAACTTCCCGTTACACAAGAAACTTTAGCATCATCTTGGGGAGTTGGTTCTGGTGGAACTCAAGCTATACTCAAAGCAATAAAAGAAGGAAGAGGAAATGAAACTGTAGGTTCTATTATGCAAAAAGCAGGTTATCCAACTAACTTAATCAATAATCCTTGGATGTCACAATCCGGAAATCAATACATGGAGCGACAACGACAAAAAATAGAAACTACAAAAAACAAAATGAAAAATGAAGGATCATCAGGACCAGAAGTTGTTCCAATCAAAAAACCGCACTTTAAAGGTTCAGGTACTTCACACCCCGAAACTTCGAGTTTAGTTATACCAGATTTTAGTCCTAAAGTGTCGGGTGTTCGAGATGCATCAAAAATTGATTTAGCTTCTTTCGATTTATCAATACGTGAAGTTGAAAATGAAATTCCTTTCATTATCGTAAACAATAATATAAATCAAAGAACGATAGTTATTAACAAGAAACAAGGAAGATCAATCGACCCATTGAAGAAATTGAAAACTGCGGTAGTATAAAAAACCCACCTTTCGGTGGGTTTTCTTTTAGTCTTGTTCAGCGAGTGATTTGAAATAATCCAAATCGTCATCATCAATACCAGAAGTATTAAATGATGATGCTTCTTCCAAGTCAGGAGAAGTTTTCGCAACAAAATCTTCAGCTTTAGTTTTCGGTGCAACAGATTCAAAACCTAGAGCCTTATCAAGGCGAGATTTGAGTTGGTCATAAGACTTGAAGTGTTTCTTCTCAGTAAATTCTTTTAGTGAGAATTCACTCTTCCAAAGTTCTTCAAGTTTCTCATCATCACCATCAAGAAGTGCTGACTTATCAGCAAATTCTGATTTATCATAATTACGATAGCCTTCTACGTTACGCATCTTCAATTTGAAGTTAGCGCCTTCCCAAAGGTCAAAAGGATTTACAGGAGTTTCATCAGCGAATTCTGGATTCATTGCTTCTGTAATCTTATCAAAAATCTTTTTACCAAACTTAAATAGTTTGATTTGACCTTCATTTTCTGGATTGCTAGGATCAGAAACGATATAAACGTTTGCGATATAAGATAGTTTACGTTTTTGTTTACGTGCAATATCTTTGTTAGCTTCTACACCAGAATTCCATAGTGTTGAATTGTGTTCGCATACTGGACACTTTTCGTTTACTGTAGTTAAACAGTTATCGATTAACCAACCGCCTGGTCCCTGAAAACCGTGGTGAAAAATGCGAACCCAAGGTAATCCTTCATCACCATCAACAGCTGGTGCGGGAAGAAAACGAATAACTGCCATACCATTACCTGCTTTATCAACAGATGGTTGCCAGAATCGGTTATCGTCTTTTGAGTTTGATTCGGTTGATTGTGTTGTTGATTCAATCGCTTTGGTTAGTTTTTCTAAAGAACTGCGATTGCGTTTGAGATTTGCAAAACTAGACATAGTACTTCCTTTCGTATAAACGTAGTATTAACGGTGTATAAAACGGGTTATCCACATAAATCATAGTATATCATTTATTTAGTATTCTTTGCAAGCAATTTTTGCAATTGTGCCTTAGTTTTACTAATATCTTTGTGAAGTATACCATGACCTCCAGCTGCATTGAAGTCATGAATAACATCTTCAGTATCATCAATCAAAATAGTATCTGCTCGAGCGTATTCTTTCTTATGTTTACGACCAGGCACGATATTTGCTTTGTAATGAATACCATGTTTTTTCAACCAGTTTATTTTTTGTACAGTCACTTCACCATGAAACTTCTCACCACCTGAAGAAGAAAGTATTTCAACTTCAACAGGATATTTTCTTATAAATTCTAGCAATTCTTTTCCACCAGAGTGCCAATCCAATGTGGCAAAATTTTCACCTTTAACGAAGGCCTTCCAGTTAGGGTTAAAATTTTTCCTATCTCTAGTTTCACCTGGTGTTTCATCAAAAAGGTCAAAATACCTTTTTTCGAAATCAGTTAAAACACCATCCATATCCAAATATATTTTTTTAATCATATTAACTTCTTTTAAGTAGGAAATTACATAGGTGAACCAACTCAGATTCCTTCAAAAAGAAATCATAAGATGATTCTTCTGTCATCTCACCTTCTTTGTTATATTGTTCTCCAGAAAAGCATACATGAAAGTAACCATCTGGTTTATCACAAGAATTTATAGAAGCCTTTAATTTCCAATCATCTCTATCTGTAATAGTAATATTACTCATAATTCATTCCACCCATAAAATATTTCTCCACTCTATTTACAGCTTCTTCCAAAGATGGTGCGACGAGTTTAACATAGGCAACTCCAGAAGATATACTCATATCAAACGGAACAACTCCATAGAAATCAAAATCTTCAGGTATAAAATATTGTACCTCATATTCCTGTAGACTTTTAATCGACTCTATCAGTTTAACAAATTCTTCCTTTTTCATTTTACTTCTTCCAAATCTTGATCTATAACATTATTATACATTATTTCTTTTACGGTGTCAACTCTTTCTTTAGGGTTTTTAGCTCCTAAAATGACAATTACATGTTTGTTTACCACAGTTTCATCCTTAGGACCAGGTTTGCCTACAAAGTATTCCATAATTCCGTAAGTTTCCTGCTCTCTTACTTTCTTTTTCTTTTGTTCTACCATAATAGCAACACAAAATCCTGCCGGTGTTGTATATCCAGTTTTACTTACAATCACATTATCAAACTCAAACAATATGGCACGATTGGTGTTTGTCAACATAATCGTTCTAACCTTCTTCTTATATTTTGTTTCAATATAAGTTTGTTTCTTAATACTAGTGTTTAGTATTAAAGGATAAGTGGATGCAGCTTTAACCATATCAGCAACTTCTGTTGCGGTAGAAACGTTGTTATTGTTTAACCCTGTTGGATCCCTGAAAACTGTTGTTGACATCCCTAGTTTCAAAGCCTTACTATTCATTTCTTCAATAAAGGCTTTTCTACCTCCAGGATAATCATTAGCTAAAGTTTCCGCTGCTGCATTGTCACTACGAATTAACATAGCTTCGAATAGTTCACCTCTCTTATAAGTTTTTCGAGGTAAACTAGAACTAACTTTTACAACTAAAGATAGTTCTCTCTTCATATTCGTACTATAGTCTAGTGCAACCATAGCAGTCATCAATTTCGTTATGCTTGCTATCGGTCTGGTTTGATTTATGTTCTTGTTATAAAGAACTCTATCTTCAGACACATCATAATGTATAATAGCTGGTTCACGAGGATCAACTGGTCTGCGTTTTTTCTCTTTGGCGTTTACTGAGAAACAAAAGAATAAAATTACTAATGGTATTAATCTATGCATTTATGATCTTCCTTAAAATTACTTTAAATTTGGTCTTGTCTTTCGGTAAAAAATCTCTATACTTTACGATTTTCAACCTATGATTTGGCCATACTATATCGTCTTTTATTTTCTGTTTCCACATAGGAACGAAATTTAAAATAGAGTCTAACAAACAGAGAGTTTCTATTTCAATTTCTTTTCTCATAAAAGACTTCAGTAATTTAGGATGATCTCCACTAGTTACTAAAATCAATTCATTTGGATTTGTAATGCCTTCAAAAATCTTTTTACAATCATTTTCGAAAAAATAAGACAATGACTGTAAAACTTTTTTTCGACTCAAATATCTAACGTCTGAATCTTCTGCCAGTAAATCTCCTATCCA